GTAGACGATGTTGCGTCGCACATGACCCTAGACCCGTTTTCGAGCTTAAAGCTCGTCTTATTCCATTCTACAACTCCTTGTTGAAGAAAATGTGGTAAATTTTCATACGCAAGTTGAAGTTTTGAAAATAATTCTTCTTTTGCAGTTTTTAAACGGTTCGCCAGAATTGCCACATTTACACTTTGATTAAAGGTTATATAGTGGCAGATATAACTGGTTACACATGTAGATTTACCACATTGACGAGGCCATTTAGAAATTACAAATCTATTTTGATCTATTGCATTTATAAACTTTTTTTGATAAGGATATAAATCAAAAGGAACTATACCCCTATCCAGAGTTTTTACTTTTACATATTTTTCACAAAAATATACGGGATCTTTTGCACATTTTATATATTCTTCAAGTTCTTCTTTTGTATATTGTAATTCAACTCCGGGGAGTTTTAAATTTGGGTTATTTCTATAACCTTGTACATCATTCCCTTTTCTCATTTTCAATCACCTCAGCATCAACAACATCTTTATTGGTGCTTCTTTCTTTATTTAATAAATTTTGCAAATCTTTTGTCGAACCAATAAAAACAGAATTGTTTGTTTGCTTTACTTCTACTTTTGAACTGGTAGTATCTTTTGCTTTTTTGTGTACATCTAAAACATTATTGTTTAAGTCAGCCATGGTTTTTAAAAGTATTGCAACGACCTCAAATGCTCTTGGACTATCTGATTCGGTAGCTACCTTTAATGCAGTTTCTAAAGCAACATTTCCTGTCCCTATTAAAGATTTTAAATTTTCTTGTACTAGTTTGTAATCTTTTTCACAATTATTAAAATCAAAAGTACCCCCCTGTAAATTTTTATTTTCACTTAAGGTTTTATTTTCTGGAACTGAAAAAAAATTAGCCAAATTTTTATTAATATTCATCTGTTATTCCAAATGTTGTACCAAATCCTTCAATAGAAACAGATAAACTATTATAAGTAGTAGTCGGAATAAGTTTACCAAAAATATATGCTTTTGCTACAAAACTGAAAGAAGCAATATTTATTCTTCTAGTTGAAAAATCACCATCAAATCTTTCACTTAAATTATTGGGTCCCATTGTAATGGGTATGTTTACGTTTTTAATTACTTCATTAAAATCCATTTTAATTATATGGTCTGGAACAAAATATGGCATTATCTGTTCCACAATTTGCATCGTATCGTCTGTATGTCTAGTGTAGATGTACAAATTAAAATTTATATTTATTGGTATTTCGTTAGCTACTTGATAACCAGAAGGAACACAAGTTCCAGAACTGCCATCAACAGGACTATATGGATTTAATCTTCCCCTTTTTCTAGAAGAATCGGGAGAAATTCCACTTATTATATAACTCATTCTAGGTAGCTGGTTTTCAATTCTGGTTCCTTCAGTAATCGAAGAAGGATTTAAATATCTTTGAATAAATTTTTCTTGTGATGCGTATGCAAGTGGTACTCTTATTTGTTTAAAAGTTCCATCATCATTTTTATGTCTGACATCAATATTATTAAACAATGATCCAAAAGCAATCACTATTTTTTTTAAATTTTCACTATATGTGTAATCAAACATTTTGTTCTTTCTTTATTTAATCAAATGGATTGTTTATATCAAAATTCAATTCATCCGCTTCTTCTTTAAGATTATCATTGATTCCAGCCGTGGTTCCCAAAATATTATTTTTAGGAATTGTATAATTTTGTATACTTGAATAGCATACTCCCGGGTTAGAATCACTATACACAACATAAGAAGTATTTCCAGCATAACCAAAAGTACCTGTTATACCAGATAATTTTATTACATTGTCATTAATATATGAAACAGTACCTTCACCTATTACAGTAATACCAGATTGAAGTTTTATAATATCTCCAATCATAAAACTTCCAGTGCCTCCAGACAATATATACTGACTATCATCTTGAGATATTGTATAAACTGTATCAATATTATTATTTTTAGTATTGATTTTTTCATAACTGTATGTGAAGAGTTCAGCAGTTATGACATATGAATATAATTTTCCGAGAGGATATAATGGATTTTCATGTTCTACAAAATTTATTTCAAATAACGATTTTGAAAGAGGAAAATATATCAAATCTCCTTCTCTTGGCCTTGAAATTGTATTATCATAATTTGAAATTTGTTGTTTAAATCTTCTTCTCGCAACTAACAAATTTATTTTATCTTTAATTTCAACGCCAAACTGTGTAATTATATCTGTTCCCTCAAAGCCTTTAAAAGATAAAATATACATCTCCACAGTATATGTTTTTTCAAATGAAGATGCGGGGTCTTCTCCAAAAATTCTATCAATATTAAAATATTTTCTTGGAATGTATAAACAATCTTGGCCCGTAGCTTTAATTAATTCAACAGTAATATCCTCAACCAAATCTTGTTCGGAGTGTCTATTAGTTAAATTTAGATACGGATTTGTTGCCATTTATTAACCTATTAGTGGATCGACGGGCAGTTCTTGTGTTCTTAGTAAAGTGTTTTCAATTTCTGCTAATTCTTTTGTAGCATCAGACATCATCGCAGCCGCGTTTATTTGAGCACCACCCGGTAGCGGAATACCATTAAATTTAATTAAATTTTGAGCCCATTGTTTTTTCAATAAAGCTGAAAAGTATAATTTAAATACACGGTCATTCCATATTTGCGTGTATTTTGTAGAATCAATTTTTACATAAGTTTCAAGTAAAATATATTTTGTACTGGTAAGTTTTGAATAATCTGTTTCCAAAAATAATCTATTTGTTGTTTTTGTATACGTATAAGACATTGGATAATTGAAAATATTATCAACATCATTTATATAAGACATAGCTTCAATATAAGATGCCAGCGGTGCCATTGGATAACCGGTTTGATTAAAATAAATGCCAAAAAAATCAAATAAAGTCATTTGATATCTCAGATCAAACATGTAATCTCCGATTGGATGGCTCGGAGCATATACTTTGCTAACTGTTCTTATGTCTTGTGCAGTTGGCCAATAACCCGTAGTTCCATCGGCTAGAGTTCTTTCTTGGGCACCTATTGCATTGCCAAATGTAGAAACATCAAAAAATCTTTGGGCAATTTCTTGATCCGTCACTTGATGGGCAAATAAAGCTCTTTGGTTAAAATCAAAATGCCTATCATACATATATTCCAAAGCTTCATCCAAACGATCTTCGATCTGTTGGCTGTCTATATTTATATGTATTACCGGGTGACCCAAATGCCTTAAGGTATAGTCTATAAATTCTTGTCTGGATGATATGGCCATACAAGTATTTATGAATTTTTATTGGATTTGTTCAGGTATTCGGGATTCCGTTTATTGTAACTTCAACAAATTTTATTTCTTCAGGGTCCAACTTTTCTATTTGTTCTTTTCTTGGATTTTTGATACCGGGATCATAATTACTAAATCCCGGCATACTTAAAGGACAATTTAGTTTTGGATAATCAAGTTTTGAATATCTTTCAGCACTTTTTACTAACCAAGTATGTGGAAAGTCACCACAACCACATTTACCACAATAATTCATTCCCTCAACAAGTTTACTGTTCATCAAAAATTCACATTTTGGTATATCTTTATAACCAAAACATGAAATTGCTCTTAATTGTTTTGTTTCTAAATCTATTTTTTTATTATTAATTCCTCTAGAGGCAATAGACATTGCCAAAGATACAACTTTATCTATCATGATTATACACTCCTATAAATTATTACAACTCCCGCTGGATAAACATAATTCTTTAAAAAAGAATCGTAGGTCAATAAATCATTATATTTTGATGTGTTCACTTCTATGGTTATAGTTCCCGGTGAACCAGTACTAACATATACATCAGTCCAAGATAATCCCAATAAAGTACATATCAAATACTTTATAGCTTCTGGTGTTCCTTTTTTGTCAATATATTCTGATTTTGCTTTTATTGAAAATTGTCTGATGTTATTTAAAACATTGGAAAGTGGAGCTTGAGAAAAATCAGCACCATCAAAATAGCAATCTGCAAATGCTTCTAAAAATATAGAATTTGAATATAAAGGAACTCTAATATTTTCCCATTCAAGTTGTGCGCCATATCCATAATCAATACTAAAAAGCCAACGTAAATAATTTTTAATAAGAGAAACTACTAAAACGTTTTGCGGATCAGATTGATATTTTTTTATAATCCAATAAGGAAAAAGAGATTCCACTGTCAGATCATCGCCCAACCACCGTTTTCCATCCACATCAAAAAAATCAGAATAATATAAAGATTTGGCCTTTTCGACCATTTTTTCTATTTTATAACTTTCACTTACTGGTAAATTGTTAAAAAGTAAAATCATAAACTATACTTTACGCTAATTCCTGCTGGTGTTTTATCTGAAAGATATGTCAACAACGCACTCTGTAAAGACGCGCTTAATCCAGTAACATAAACTTTAACCTCACCTAAAAGACTACTACTTACAAATATTTTTGTAATATCATCAGTACCGGATATTCCAGAATTTAAAATTGCATTTTTATAATCTGCAATAGTTACACATCGTTCTGTAGAAGATGCTTTAAATTTTAATTTTGTTTTTGCTTGTGATACAGACAACAAATCATATCCACCTGTTGGCAATTCAGCAGTACCAAATGAAACATAAGATGGTGCATTTATTGTTGCACTATTTGCAGAACTTCCATTCGATTGTATTGCAGTTATTGTTACTTTGTACTGTGTTGTTATGTTTTTTGCTGTAGGTATATTTGTTGTTAAAATATAGCCCTGATTTCCATTTATAACACAATAATGCGTGTTATTTGAAGTTGATACTTTTGAAATATTGGAAATTTCTGTCCAAGTTTCAGTTAAATCTGTGTTCGTGTCAGTAACTTTAAATGTTATTGTTTCTGGATCTACTGTATATGGTATTTCTATAGAATTTGTGGTATAATCATATTCAGTATAAATGACGACATTACCAGAATAAAATTTTATTGATTTTGAACTATTACTGTTT